GGCGGGGCTGGCGGCGTTGGCGCTGGTTATTTGCAAAGCGTTTCAAACGGCTCAAGCGGTTCTTCTGGCGGCACAAACGCTGGCGCTGGCGGTGCTGGCGGCAACGGTGGCGGGTTTGGCGCAAGTGGCGCTAACGGCAATTCTGGCGCAAATGGAAACTCAACCAACGGCGCGGCGGGCGGTTCTGGCGGCTCTGGCGGCAAATACATTCGCGGAATTTCTTTCGTAACATTTACAAACAACGGCACTGTCGCGGGCGGCACGGCTTAGAGGATAAAAAATGACTGATCCAATTTATACAGTGACAAAAGTTTCAACAGATGGCGTTCAAGTTGAATACGAAGACGGCTCATGGGCTGTTTTGCCGGTGACGGCTGAAATGGAAGCCGCTGACGTTGACGATTTGGCGTTGCAATACGCGCCAAAAGATTTGACACCACCAGCTTTTTTGAGCGTTGGAACACAAAGATCGGCTGTCAAAAAGCCTGATCCTGTTGTCGAAGACGAAGCCGCGCCAGAATAATGATCGCCTATCCGTTTGTCGATCTGATCCAAACTGCGCTCTTGCTTTTGGTAATCTTCCAGCTTCACAAAAAATGATAGAATTTGTCCTGTTCGTTTATGTCGGGGCAAATATCTACAATCAAACACAGGTTTTCGCAGACATAGATCGTTGCCTTTATTTTGCACAACGGCTGCGGGGTCAGTACGTCCAAACGGCTGACGGTTCAAAGCCTGTGACAACTGCCTGTCTCCCAAAAATAAAGGTGAATTGATGGAACCTATCACAACGGCGATCGCTGCGGTTACGGCTGCATCAAATGCGATAGGTTTCATAAAATCACGCATTAACGATGTGCAATCTGTCGCTGAAATTGGAGATCAGATCGGCACCTTGTTTATGGCTCAGAAAAAGCTGAACGAGGAGCGCAACAAAAAAGCGGGAACCGGCGATATCCAGTTTAAAGGCTCTATTGATGAGGTGCTTGAAGCCAAGCGGCTGAACGAAGAAATGCAGCAAATTGCCACAATGATAAATATGCGATGGCCGAAAACAGCCGATCAAAAATCTACATGGCAGGAAATTATTGATCACCATAATCAAGCAATGCGCGAACAAAAAGAAGCTCGCCAGAAGGCGGCGCGTGAAGCGGCTAGAAAACAGCACGAAATCGAGGAGACAATCAAAGCGGTCTTACTCATCGCCGTTGTTGCCGTCATCGGATTAGGCCTGTTTGTCTTTTTATTTTCAATTCTAACGAAAGCATAAAAAATGAGCGTTGAACGTGAACTTGGCGAAATGTCTAGCCGCCTAAGAACCTTAGAACGCGAGATGGCTGAAACGCGCGCTTGCTTGCGAGAAATCCATGAACTTGCTTTGCAAGCGAAAGGTGGCTGGAAAACCGTTATGCTTTTGGCTGGAGTTGCCGGCATTGTTGGCGCCGTTGCGACAAAGGTTGCACTGACGGTTGGGTTTTTGCCAAAATAAAATGAGCGCAATTGTTACTGGCAGAATTGGCGAATATATAGCCGCTGCCGTCTGCGAAATGCACGGCTGGAAAACCGCAATATCACCAGCCGCCGGTTTCGACATGATTGCGACAAGAGGCTCATCAATTTATCGCGTGCAAGTTAAGGCGTCATCGTTTCATGCGCCCGATGGCAGGCGATATGCTGCCGGAAAGCTGCAATGGCATTTTGGCATCGGCGGCGCAAAGCGCGCGCCAACTATTGACGATTACGATTTTGCTGCTTGCGTAAGCATCCCCCATCGCAAGTGCATATTCATGCCGATAGAAGAAATAACAACAATCACCCTTTCAAGGTCTGGCGACATTTTTGACGATCATGAACTTGAGTCCTCATCACTTCATAAAACTTTGGAGATTTTAAATGATCGAACTTCCTAACCGCCGGCCATGTGTTTCTCAAGATGTCGGAGAAGGTATGACCGTCACTGTTTCATACCACCCGAAATCAGGCGATGCGGTTGAGGTGTTTTTAACTGGTAGAGGCTTGAAGGCTTCTGATAGCCCGATGACTGACGCGCTTTACAAGCTTGGCGTGGTTGCCAGCAAAATGATGCAAAAGGAAGAAGATGACGATGAGCAAGCTGCTTGATCTGGTAAAACTGCATGAAGGCGTGGTCAGTCATGCCTATAAAGACAGTCGCGGATATTTGACTATCGGTTGCGGAAGGCTAATTGATGAAAAGCTTGGCGGCGGGTTATCGGACGATGAGATCAGCTATCTTCTAGCAAACGATATAAAGCGTTGCGAAGATGAAGCGGTCACATATGCGTTTTATCCAAAGCTTGATGAGGCCAGAAAGGCCGTCATTATTTCTATGCTGTTCAATTTGGGCAAACCAAATTTTGACAAGTTCCAGAATTTTCAAGCTGCGTTGCTAGTTGGCGATTACCGACTAGCGGCTGCCGAAATGTTGCGAAGCCGTTGGGCGGATCAAGTTAAGGGTCGCGCAGTCGAACTTTCGCAGATGATGGAAAGCGGGGAATGGCATTGAGCAAAGTTTTGCTGGAATACAAGATTATCCCTCGATTGATGATTTTTACGATGACGGTTGTTTATGTCCGTTGCATCGAATGGGCGCTTGCCATGCCGGATTTATCGACCCAACAGGCCAGCTTGATTTCTGTTGTTACCGGAGCCATGACCGGTTCGCTTGCTGTCTTTTTAAATAGTGAGGCAAAAAAATGATTGCACAGATTTTAAGTTTAGCCAGCCCGATCCTTGACAAGTTTGTGCCGGATGCTGATACAAAAATGAAGCTGGCGGCGGAACTGGAAACCCAACTTATTTCTCTGCAAGCGGCTCAAGCGGCGACCAATCTTGAACAAGCAAAACATCCATCAATTTTTGTTAGCGGCGCAAGGCCGGCGATCATGTGGATTTGCGCTTTAGGTTTGGCCTCACAATTCTTTATTATGCCGATTGCTGAATGGGCTGTCGCAATTTGGGCGCCGGAAATTATCTTGCCAAAACTACAAACAGAAGAATTGATGAGCCTGACGCTTTCGCTTTTGGGGCTGTCAGGAATGCGGTCTTGGGAAAAATCACGCGGCGTTGCTCGCGAAAATATGAAATAGCGTTTGTCCGCCGAAAATTGCGGACACAGCGCCTTCAAGTAAATTCTGGCACATCCATGCCCAAAACAAGCCAGCGGCGTTTTTAGCGTCCATCATAGGGTTCCGATAGCTCCATCATAGCGCCATCTTTAAAAGTAAATTGGCCATAGCGCCATCATAGCGCCAACGAATAAACAGCGCAGAAAACAGCCACTTTTGTCAGGCTCATAACCTGAAGGTCGCAGGTTCAAATCCTGCCCCCGCAACCAAATATTCAACAAAATCAACAGTTTCTAGCCTCGCAAGCCTTCGGGTTTGCGGGGCTTTTCTGCGTTTTAGGCCTATCCCATAGCGCCATCCATAGCGCCATCCCGTCAGGTTTTCTTCGGTTTATGCGCATTTAATGCGTTTTTATGGTTGCATAATAGTAAATATGCGCATATTGTCATCATATGGAAACGAACTTGCTGGAGGGCAAAATGATTAAACTTACAAAAACAAACGCCGCAGAATGGAATGGAAACGGCTTTGGCAATAATGCCGCAGAGTGGGTTGTTGTTGGCTTTGAAAACATTGCGGTTCGCAAGCTAGGCATCAACTGGTTTGCTGTTGATACTTCAGAATATGCAGTTCTGAATGGTCGCAAGGTCAGCAAAAAGGTTGCAAAGGCTGACACAAAAGCAGCCTTGATTGAAGTCCTCGCAAACAAGCTTGGAGTCGCATAATGGAAAAGCTTGTTTTATATGCGCAGCCATACAGCCTTGATGCAGAAGGCTTCTACTTCAGCGACATGGCAGATTATGACAAAAAATATTCTGCCAACCGCGACAGCTTCGGCGGGCTTGTCGAGGAATACGAAATCCAAATGATAGACGGCCGAAGTATCGACATCGCTTTTGGGATTGCGGTAGGTGTCGATCAGGCCAACTTGCCGGCGTTTTTTGAGGCGGTTGATAGCTGGTCTGACTATGAGTTGGTTCGCGCAACTTTGGCGCACAAGGAAAACATTGCTTCAAGCTGGTTTAGCAACGATGCCAGCGCCAGCGATTATGACAACATAATTATATATGAGGACATGACGTTTGATGAGTTGGCCGAACAGTTTGTTGACGATGGACATTATGGCGAAATTCCAGAGCCGCTTGTTGGCTTCATTGACTACAAACAAATCGCATATGAGTTGAAGCATAGTTACAGCGAAACGGAGATCGCTGGCACCAACTACATTTATCAGGCTGATTAGGAGGGCATTATAATGGATATAGTAATTTCAGAAGGTGAAATGCTGACTACCACTAAGCATGGCAAAACGGTTGGCGTCATTTATTATCGTGACCTTCAAGGCCGGTCTAAAAAAGCCATCACCAAAAACTGCCCGCAAGCATGGAAAAAGAAACGCGATCAGATACGCGATATGCTGGTTAGCGGCAGGGCTGGCGCATCAAAGATTAGCCTTGAGGCGGTTGCTGCGCAGGCTTTACGCGAGCGCCAAAAACTTATTGGCAAGCGCAACGGCTTGCGCCAGCAAACCTATGGCAACGATGAGCGCCATGTCAGGCTTCATATTGTGCCGCGTATAGGCGACAAGCAGATGGCGCGCCTGTCGGTTGCTGATGTTAATCTGTTTATCCAAGATATGCGGGTGCGCGAAATTGCGCCAAAGACGCAAAGAGAGATCGTTCACACCTTGAGCATGGTTTGCAAATACGCTGTCAACAGCGGCATATTGCAGACCAATCCATGCACCAAAGGCGACAGGCAAGCCATAAAGGGCAATGACGGCGCGCGTGATGGTTATCATGCTGATGAGGTTAAAAGCATCCTTGCCGCAACGACACGCCATTACACAAAAGCGCTGATCCATGTTGCAGCTTTCACCGGCTTGGCAGCAAATGAGTTGCAGGGCTTGTTATGGGATTGCGTTGATCTAAAGGCTGGCAAAATTTACGTCAAGCGGACTGGCTATCGGGGCGCCTTAGTTGACGAAACAAAAACGCCTTATCGGGTTCGCGAGTTGCCGTTAGATAGCACAACCATGCGCATCTTGCGCGAATGGAAACTGCAAGCAGACAGCGACTATTTTGTTTTCCCTAGCGCAACCGGCGTAATGGGCGATCAAAAGCATTGGTCAGGCCTGCTAGAAACGATATGTCGCCATGCGAAAGTCGAGTTTAAAGGCATCGGCGGATTCCGCAAATTTTATCACACCCAACAATTGCTCGCGGGCGTTCCTGAGAATATCCGTAAATATCGGATGGGTCATAGCAAGAAAAGCCAGACAGCTATGGTGCATTATACCGTCACCGATCTTTCGCTGGCTCATCATCCGGCTGATATTGAGAAGATTGTCCAAGCTGTTTCGACATAATCAAACAGCGGCGCGAATGGTGACTGTGAAGCATAAGGCTGGCGATTTGCCAGCCTTTTTCTTGGTAGTCATAAAGTTCATCATGCCCGACATATCGGCAGGCTATCCTTCTAAACGCCAAACCCGCCATCCTTTTTCGTTTCGCATATAACGCTTTGCAACTTTAGCGCCGATATGAATTAGCGCATAACGCAAAGACATTGCAGGCGTTTCTTGCTTAAAAAGCACACTGTCACCGACTTGCATCCGCATTGCTTGGCCTTTCCAGTAACCAACTTCCGGCGGCAATTCGATACCGCTTTCGATAGTTAAATCGGCTTCTTTTGCTTGCAGGCTTTCCGTTACAAGTCCTCCCAACTTATAGGCTTGCGGCGCTTGTCAAAGCAGACATGGCCGCACAAAAACTCTTTTGCTCCATTCACTAGCCATCCATTATCATCAAGCTGCACCATGCGTCCGCATTGGACACACTTAGCCTCGCGGCTAATGTGGCGACTAGCCCTTTTCTTTTTCACGCATCGCCTCATCTGCGCGCCGCAAAAACTCAAGACCCATCTGATACATCTGACGCGGTTCCATCTGCTTTTGCGCTTGGTTTGTGCCAATGACCATCAAACACCCTTCGCTGTTTGGTATTATCAGCAAAGGGTGTTCTGGACGTTCTGACACGCTAGAAAGGGATTTCATCGGCCAATGGCGCCGCTGCGGCTGGCGCTGCGGCTTGTGCCGGTGCGTCTGATTTTGGCGGGGCTAGTTTAAGCTTTCCAGCTTTCCAGCTATCCGATTTATCGCGGAGATCGACATAATAGGTCTTTCCATCGACAACCAGCTTGCCGCGCCAATCGCTATGCCAATCTTCTTTTTTATTGGCAGCGTCATCGTTGAGGCTGATGGTTAAGTCATCAACCCCATATTTTATTTGTGGTCTATCGTCATTCATGCGCTTTGCTCCTTCGAAAGCTGTTGGACTAATTCACGTTTCTTCTCTGCGAAAATCTTTATGATTTGCTCGCTTGAAGGTTGTAAGAACCGGAACATCTGCTCAACGCCATCAAGCGTTTTAGCGGCGTTGACGGCGGTTGATGTGATCTGAACCGCTTCGTCATAACTGCCAGCGGCTTTGATTTTTGCTTGCAGTTTTTCAAGATATTCTTCGGCGGGTGTTTTTACTGTGCCGGCGTCTGAAAGCTTTTTCAGCGTTGGCTTAATGG